CAGCGTTATCGAGTGATAATAGGGCGTCGATGCGGGCGATTTGAATGAACACCTTTTCAAAATCCGCGTAATCGTTAGCATCACCAGTTTTGGCGAGTGCTCCCAGCGCGTCTTCTGCTGCCTTAAACTGAGCGTTCCACCATGTATTTCCTTCGGCGAGACGCGATAACTCAGTTCCAAGAGCTCGTGACTTACGGTCGGGGACTGCAAGCTCAGTAGCTACGTCTGCATGGTCTTGCAGTTTCGCTGCTTTGAGTTGCTCGCGTGCCTCTCTCAATAAATCATCCTTCTTGAAACCCTTCTCTTTAACAACACGTAAAGACATGTCGACCAAAGCTTCGGATGCGCCGCGTGCCAGTTGAAGCTGATCGCTTGCGCCTCCTGTAGTGGTCAAACTGTCAATGAGTTTGAGAGTAGGTGAGTCGTCATCGAATCCAGCTCGATAGCGAGGATTGATAGCACGTAGTGTCTTGATGAAATATTCAGCACACTTTGCCATGTTCGCGTCGAGAAGTAGTACTCCGTATTTATCCAATTGTCCACGCTCTGGAGCGAGTAGGGCGGCTTGATTTAAAGGTGCGTGTTGCAGCATATATTTATTCTCCTGTTATTATTTATTTCTGAGTACGCCTACGATGTCTTTGCACTGGCCTAGACACACGTTTGCATTAATGAGTAAATCGTTGATAAGTGGTAATACTTCTAATAGTCTACCCATTTGTGTCTTCGAGTTATCGCTTCCAACAAATGTCGATCTAGACTGGGGCAAAGTATTATCACTCTGGATATGTGACGCGTCGTTTAAGTTGCTCTGATTAGACATGGCCGACGCTATGCTCATGTCGCGAGCTGATGGATTGTCCCGATAGTCTGTAACTTTCATTTAGTCCTCCGATAAGAAATATTCAGTAGCATAACCACCAACCGTAAGAGCAGCTAGAACGTAGGGGTTACCGAGTTTCAGCTTGCTGCCTAGATTGATTAACTTACCGAGGTTTGTTGAGGTGACAGCTTTACCCGCTGTGT